CGTCGACTTTCACTGCTGTGATCCGGACGATCTGTCCGTCATCATCCCAAGCAACCCCATTCAGGGCGTCAAGGGTCAGTTTCACGTAGTTGTCTAGGTCCCCCCGCAGGGTGCGCGCCCCGTGTGGGGATGGCAACACGTGCAGGATCGTTTCGGTTGGGCTGTATGCGACGTATACCTCCAAGGGGCCGCTGAGTGTTTCTCCTATCTGTTTCGACCACGCTTCTGCTACGTGGGATTCTTCTTCCAGAGTAGACTTGGGGGTAAAGACTTTCCCGCCCTTGCTGTGGCGCGGGCGTGCCTTCACCTTGGGTCTTCTGGATACGGTTATCGTGTGACCAATCATTGGTTGCTCCAAGTATCACGCCATGTTGAGGGTGGGTGGAAGGCTTCGACCTGTTCTTTGTCTAGGGGCGACTGGTACGGGCGCATCACGTGGATGCACGGTTCGCCGCCATTGAAGAGTTCGTTGTTTTCCATCAGTGTCATCGGGGTGCCGTCGTGCGTGTCGCACACGGGTGGTCCGCAGAACCCCAGTTCGATTCCTTGCTTGAGCCACTCATCGAACGATACCATCCTATTTACCTACCCGTTTCTGTGCGTTTTCGACGGTGGTTCTCAACCACTTCTCACCATCAGGTCGGGCAGCATACTTGCCGCCCCAGCCCACGTCGGCGGAACGGAGTTCCTCCAACGTGCGGGCTGCCGAATGGCCATCCTTTAGCATGGCACACGCCAAGGAGAACAGGGTGGATGAGCGATCCCCTTCGGGTTTCCCTGATTCTGGACGCGGACCATTGGATCTGATTACGGCTGCTAGCCCTGTCAGATCCCCTGCGGTACTGGTGACCCCCCAGTCTGTGGCTGGGAGGGCCTCAGGAGGGCTGTAAAGGGCGCTGACGGGCCTCCACGTTGCTGGCGTGCAGCGGCTCTGGTGTGCCAGTTTCACGAATGTTTCCATCGGGATCTCTGCGCCACCCGAGAGGATCACATTCCGGTCCGGTTGTCGGCCTGCCGGGTAGGGCAGCCGCACACCGTTGCCCCACCCCCTGCCTGTCAACTCAGTTTGCTTGGGGTTGATCTCCTTGATGGGTGCGTTCACCACCTGACACATGGCGAGAAGCCCGTTGCGAACATCTGCCGCTGGAAGCCCCCCGGTAAAGAACACCCACACATGGTACCCCTTGGAACGTGACCGTTCGATCCACCCCTTGGCACCCATGCGGTCCAACGCCAGTTCAAGGTTCTTGGCGTGGATCAGGGATTCCTCGTCGCCTTCGTCGAAGTCGACACACCCCCAGTAAACATGGTGGGTGTCGGGACAGAGGGGGTACACACCGATGGGTGCGTCAGCGTTGGTTAGGTGCTGACGGCACTCTGCTAGGAATGTCTCTCCTAGCGCGGTGACGCGTTCCCCTGTTGGTAGTTCCAGTGGACGGAACCCGTCGCTAACGCCGGGTCGGTCTGTTGCAATGGCGCCGCCGCGAAACAGTAACGCAAACGTCAGGGCCGGGTCGCTGGTGTTATCTTCCGTGTTCATTGTTTGTCACCTACCGATCCGGGTATCAGTTCCTCCCAGTAGGGATGGACTTGGCCGCAGAGCGGGTCCAGATAATAGACCTGATCCACGAGCCTTGCGGTGCGCTTGTTCTTGCACAGGTTTACGTTGATGGAGTTGGCATGATACTGCGTCTCCCAGTCTGACAAGTCCTGCCGGTCTTTCTGACGGTAGACTTCCAAGACAAAGATGGCTTCCTGCTCACCCCCGTAACGTCCGGCATACAGTCCGGCTGCCTTCCCCTTCTCACCGGCGCCGCGCCCAGCCTGATGGACAAGACCGACCGGGACACGCTGGGTTTTAGCCCAGCGTTTCACGGCCTGAGCCTTTGATGTCACACCCGTGGAATCGGAATCGCCGCCGGGAAGCAGTTCGAGATAGTCGATCATTATGAACGACGGGTTACATCCCCACCACTCACGTGCCTCTTCCATCACGTCACCCATGACGGGCAACGGTATGGACTCGTCCACGATTGCTACTCGGGACAGTTCCTCCTTTGCTGCACGCTCCAAGTCGGCGATTGTTTCCTTATCTCCAGACTTCACGGCTTCCTCCACATCGGTGGAAGACCTGCCGCGAAGCAAGGAGAATAGTTTCATCACCACTAACTCGCGTGGCTCATCCATAGAGAAGATGACCACATGGGCTGCGGGGTTGTTTACGAGGTTGCTTACGATGCCGTTTAGAAGAACCTGTGATTTTCCGGTGTGTGACCGGCCAACCACCATGAGTACCTCGCCTCTCCCGACTCCACGGGATGCAAGGTCCACCTCAGGGATGCCCAGATACCAGCGTTCAGCCGGGTTCTGGATGAATCCCACAAGGTTCGTAACGACATCGGCTGTAAGCGACCAACGCTTCGGCGACTCAACCGCCGGGAGGTCACCCGCAGCGTTGCCAGTTGCTTTGGCAAGGCGACGGGTGACTTCCTCAGCGGAGAGCAGCCGGGGGTCAGCCCCGGATGCTGGCACTAATCGTTGTCAGTTCGTTGGAGTCCTTACCCGTAAACGGGCAGACGAACCAGTTGGGGATCAGTACAGAGCCATCCTTCTTGGACAGCCACAGTCCTTTACCATCAGACTTGCGCTTGTAGTCGGGGCCATTCATGTTGAAGTTGGCGTTGGGATCCATCTTCTTCTGCCAGTTGGGGTCCCACCAGTCGCTCTTGTTGTCCATCAGATCTCGCCAGATGGACTCCAAGGTGTTACCGGACGAACCGCCGGAACTATTCCCCGTGGGGGCAGCAGCCACGGGAGCACTTTTAGTAGCCCCGGAAACACTTTTTTGCAGCCTCCGGACACCCTGTTCAGTGATCTCGTAGCCGACACCCAGCGCCTCGTAGTTGGCGATCTCCAGTGTTGTACCCCACTGGGCGATCTGTTCGCCAATCTCTTCCTGAGACAACTCGGCATCCGCCGTGATTGTCACCGAACACGACGCCTCGGAAGGCTCGTAGTCACCCGTCTGGATGACCTGCCTCCGAAACACCGTGAAGGTGTTCTCTGTTTTCTTGGTTGTTGCTGTAGCCATGGGTCTACCTCTTTCTATAGTTGGTTCCATGGATCTGGTCCCGCCGAAATGCCTCGGCACGTTGCCCACGCTCCACACCATTTGGGGGAGCAATGCCAGCCACTCATAGTGAGTGGCCAGACTGGCAGGTTGGCGGCTATCAAGGTCCCAGCGGAACGGGCAAGCATGACCAGACTTGCCCATTCCGCTGGCCCAACATCTACGAGGGTTCGATGCACCGTCCCTTTGACAAGGTGTACGAACTCGAACTGCTGAGGGGTGTCCAGACTGGTCGCTGGGGATTCCCCCTCGGTACCAATCGCCCACGTGTACGCTGCGGCCTGCACCGACCAACGCTTCTTCTCCCACTCGGCGTGTGGTTTACGTCCCGGATTCTTCCAGTCAAGAATCGGCATGCCGGGTTCCTGCACACAGTCGATGCTGCCCTTCAACCAGATCTCCGGGTGCCCCTCACCCTCGGGGACAATCAGCAGGTTGAACGCGTGTTCCACTCCGGTCGGGCGCACTCCGGGACGCACCTCGTTCCACCACGCCTCGGTGTTCCTGAGGATGATGTCCGTTGCTGTCTGGGATTCATGGTTCCACATGACGATCTCAGGTTCCTTCCGGAACCACTCGCCGACAGCGAGTTCCTGCGTCTCGTGCATCGTCATTGGCTCGCCCGTCTGCATCTGTTCCAGCAGGCACTGTTCGATCCCGTAGTGGACTGCGGTCCCGATGGCGGTGTTGGTCGATTCCGTCGGCGCTGAGAGTCCTAGCAGGTCTTGGCGTGCCCGCTCAGGGCACATGGCGAGCGTGCCTAGCCACGACTGGCGTAGTGTGATCCGGTCGTCCGGCGGGGCTGCTTGGTCGGTTTCGGTCATGGTTGCATCCTAGCGTGTTGCGGGCATCCCCGATGGGATGCCCATGGCATGATAGCATGGCCGTCCCGGCCCCCCCGAAAGGGGGCCGGGACGGCACATGGTGGTCACAGTCAGGCTTAGTCGTCGCTGGGAATCACGGAAAGGTGTGGCCCATCCGCAGATTCTTGTTCCTTATCCTGATCTGCTCGTTCCAACAGTTGACCTATATGTTCCATTCCGTTGGAGAAAGAACTACTTAAATCAT